GGTGTAGGTAACTCACGCTTTACACAAGCCATGAACGAGTCTTGTATTGACGCTAAACACGTAGTGCACTTGAGTTTAAACGAAGGTTTAGATTACTTTTGGCCATTTGGGCAGAGTATACTAGAAAACATTTACAAAGTCTACAAACAAAAAGAACTGCTAGAAGATTCAGTATTGATTTACCGTGTGCAACGTGCTCCAGAACGTCGCTTGTTTAAAATTGACGTGGGCAATATGCCAAGCCACATGGCCATGCAGTTTGTAGAACGTGTCAAAAACGAAATGCATCAACGTCGTATTCCTACCACAACAGGTGGCGGCGCCAACATGATGGATGCCAGCTACAATCCGCTGGCTGTAAACGAAGATTACTTCTTTCCACAAACAGCAGAAGGCCGCGGATCAAGTGTTGAAGTACTACCCGGCGGTCAAAATCTTGGCGAAATTGACGACTTAAAATACTTTAACAACAAAATGGCACGTGGTTTGCGTGTTCCATCTAGCTATTTGCCAACAGGTCCAGATGATTCTGGCGCTACAATGAACGATGGCAAAGTGGGCACAGCTCTTATACAAGAATATCGCTTTAACAAATACTGCGAGCGCCTGCAAAAATTAATTATGCAGAAGCTAGACGCAGAATTTAAGATGTTTATGCGCTGGAGAGGCTTTAACATTGATGCCGGCATCTTTAATATCAAGCTATGCGAACCACAAAACTTTGCTAGTTATCGTCAAACAGAATTAGATAACACACGTATACAGGCATTTAGTGCCATTGAGCCATTGCCATACATGAGCAAACGCTTTTTATTATCGCGTTATCTAGGCCTGAGCAAAGAAGAAATTCTTGAAAACGAGAAGTTATGGCTTGAAGAACGCGACAATCCAGAGTTTAATCCTACTGGAGGCGACCTACGTAGTGTCGGCGTAACACCAGGCGGTATGGAAGCTGATATTGCTCAAGGCGAGGAGTTTGGCGATTTAGGCGGAAGTGTACCCCCAGGTGGCGCCCCCGAAGGTGCTGCAGCTGGCCAAGGTGTTCCAACAGCAGGTACCACAGCACCTGGCTCTACTCCAGGCATTTAAACTAAATACAGTATGATCCTTAACGAATTATACGACCGTAGCCCAGCAAATTATCAAGATTTAGATCAAGATAATAGTCAAACCACGCTCAAAGACCTGCGCAAAACACGCTTAACTCTGCGTCAATTACGTAAATTACGTCAATTAAATGACGCAAGAGCGCAAGAATTTAAAGATAAACTCAAGTATGTGAAGCTACAATATGCTCCACCGCCACAACCTTTAGCTTAATTGCTACAGAATTCTTACAAAAACTACCAATTTTATATGTTAAAAGCACCTATATTATAATATAGGTGTAAATACAGCACGAGCCATTTTTAAGGAGAAATAAATGACATCTAAATTTGAACAATTGATCGAATACGTGATCAATGATGAAGAGGCGAAAGCCAAAGAATTATTCCATGACATCGTTGTTGAGAAATCCCGTGAAATTTACGAGAATCTCATGAACGAAGAAGAGGAAGAAGAGTCCATGGAAGAGTCCAAGGAAGAGGAAGAAGAGTCTATTGAAGAGTCTGCTGAAGAAGAGGAAGAGTCAATGGAAGAGTCAATGGAAGAAGAAGAAGAGTCCATTGAAGAAGATTTTGGTGGCGACGCTAGTGATGATTTAATCAAAGACGTGGACACAAAAGAAAAAGACGATGCTGATGCTGAGTTTGATGACGAAGCTGAAGAAGACGGCGAAGATTTCACCAAAGACATGGAAAAAGACCATGACGAAGAAGGTGATATCGAAGATCGTGTAGTTGATCTTGAAGACAAACTTGACGAATTGATGGCTGAATTTGAAGCTCTTATGGGCGACGAAGGTCACGAAGGACACGACATGATGGAACCAAACTCTGATGAAGTTGGCGGCGATGCTTTTGCCCAAGACGACACAGCTGATTTCCATGATACAGATGTTCCAATGACAGAAAATATCACCCTGGCAGCAGCACCAAAGCCAGAAACATCTGAGCCAAGTTTTGTTAATAAAAAGTCTACATACGCAGCTAACTCAGGTCAAGCAGGTATGGAAGGTCGCCCAGTTCGCAATACAGCAACTGAGGCTAACCCAGATGGCACAGCCGCTTACAAAGCCCCAACCAGCTATGCTGACAAAGGCCGCGGAGATTTGCCAGGCGCAGGTAAGTTTAAAAACGTCCCAGCAAAGGACGGCAGTAAATTAGAAGCCGCACCAAAGCCAAAGCACGGTGATAACGGTTCTAATAATCGTTCACCTTTACCAAGAGGTTAATCCATAGATATGGCTCGCAACACTTATCTTAAGGAACATCTAAGCTTCACTCAGGCGAGAGTAGAACTCTTGTCTGAGGAAGCCGCAGATGGTTCTGGTAAGACCCTTTACATGAAGGGCATTTGTATTGAAGGCGGAGTCCGCAATGCAAATGAGCGTGTATATCCTGTGAATGAAATCGCAAAAGCTGTAGATACCATCAACGAACAGATCAAAACAGGTCATTCTGTTTTGGGTGAAGTAGATCACCCAGATGATTTAAAGATCAATTTAGATCGCGTAAGTCATATGATTGAAAATATGTGGATGGATGGTCCATGCGGCTACGGTAAACTCAAGATACTACCTACACCAATGGGTCAACTAGTGAAAACTATGTTGGACAGTGGTGTTAAACTAGGTGTTAGTAGTCGTGGATCAGGTAATGTAAACGACGCTAATGGACACGTCAGTGACTTTGAAATAGTCACTGTTGATGTAGTTGCTCAGCCCAGTGCTCCAAACGCATATCCAACTGCAATTTACGAAGGCCTGTTAAATCATGCCGGCGGACAACGCTTATTGAATATGTTTAAGGACCCAGCTAAGAGTAACAAAGCACAGAGATACGTCACAAACGAAGTATTACGTTTGATACGTGGTCTCAAGATTGAAGGGAAATAAAATGCTAGACGCACTAAATCCGTTATTAGATAGCGAGCTGGTTACCGAGGAAGCAAAGCAAGAAATCAATGAAGCTTGGGAAGCCAAGTTAATTGAAGCCAAGGAACAAGCACGTGCAGAACTCCGCGAAGAGTTTGCACAACGTTATGAGCATGACAAACAAGTGATGGTCGAAGCCCTTGATCGTATGGTAACAGAAAGTCTCATCGCAGAAGTTGAGCAAGTACGTGCTGAAAAGCAAGCACTTGCTGAAGATCGCGTTCGTTTTCAAAAGACAATGAAAGAATCTGCCAATAAGTTTAACAACTTTATGGTATCTAAATTGGCTGAGGAAATTGGCGAATTGCGTAAAGACCGCAAAACACATAACGAAGGCCTCCAGAAATTGGAAGGTTTCATCGTTCATGCGTTGGCACGTGAAATCCAAGAATTTGCCGCTGACAAGCGCGATGTAGTAGAAACCAAAGTTCGCTTAGTTTCTAATGCTCGTCATCAGTTAGAATCCTTGAAGAGCCGTTTCGTAAAAGAATCTGCTTCTAAGATGACACAAGTTGTTGCTAAACATCTCAAGGCTGAATTAAGTAGTCTTAAAGAAGACATCCAAGTTGCTCGCGAGAACAATTTTGGCCGTCGTATTTTTGAAGCATACAGCGCAGAATTCGGTGCTACTCATTTAAATGAAAAAGCAGAAGTCCGTAAGTTGCACAATGTAATTGCTCAGAAAGATCAAAAGATTGCTGAAGCCATCAAATTCGCCAAGAAAGCAACTGTCTTGGTTGAATCCAAAGAACGTGAAGTACGTATTCTCAAAGAATCCAATCAGCGTCAAGCTACATTGGACGAACTGTTAAGTCCTTTAAACGAGGAAAAGGCAGAAATTATGCGTAATTTACTCGAAAGCGTTCAGACACCACGTTTGAAAAACGCATTCGAAAAGTATCTTCCAGCTGTTTTGGAAAATCGTTCCGTAAAAGCTAATAAACAAGTAATTACAGAATCATTGTCCGAGGTAACTGGCGATAAATCTGCCCGTGTCCAAGAGCAAGATGACAACAGCGAAAGCAATGTTATCGATCTTAAGCGTTTGGCAGGGCTGTAAAAAAGAAATTAGAAAAAGGAGACTTAAATGTCACAAGATTTATTAGAAAGCCGTTGGGGCGATACCAAGGATGCGTTGTTAGAAGGCCTGTCTGGCTCCAAGCGCAATTCGATGAGTGTTATCCTCGAAAACACACGTAAGTACTTGAAAGAGAACGCAACAGCAGGTTCAACAGCTAGTGGTAATATTGCTACTTTGAATCGTGTTATTCTCCCAGTGATTCGACGTGTAATGCCAACCGTTATCGCTAACGAGTTGGTTGGTGTACAGCCAATGACTGGCCCAGTATCCCAAATCCACACATTACGTGTACGTTATGCTCAGTCTTTAACAGACGACAGTTTAGCACAAACTTCTGTAACAGCTGGTCAAGAAGCTTTAAGCCCATTCACCATTGCTACAGCATATTCCACAGTTCCACAACTTACTGGTACAGCTACTGGCTACACTGGTAACAACACAGCAACTATGGAAGGTACAGGCGGTAAGCAAATCAGTATC